TCATCGCGTCCTGCATCGTCGGTGCAGGCGGTGGAGCTGCCGGGGGCGGTGGCGGTGGAGGGGCGCTGCCTCCGCCGAGGCCGGGCAGGGTCAGGTAGATGGCGAGGCGTGACATGCGAGGTCTCCCGATCTGGATTTGATAAGATGCTGACGCAGCTGCCAAGGCGTCAACGCCAAGGATCTGATGCCGCAGATGGATTTGGTGATGCCGACGCAGTTGTTCAGGATGAATGGCCCAAGCGTGCGGCGTGGCGTGCGGGTGATCGCGATGACCTCTGCCCCTTGATCGCGCAGATGCTGAGCGATCGGGTAGTCCGGGGAGCACAGAACGTCGGTGAAGTAGCCATCGAGGCGCAGGTCATGAGCGACCCATGCGTGCTTGCGCTCGTCGATGACGGCGCACCAGACGTGCCGATAGCCGCGCTTCAGCAGCGAGCTGAGCGGGTGCAGATTGTTCTGTTCGAAGATCACAAGCGCGTCTGTCATGGCGCGAAGATACACGACGTGGCTTGACATGTCGAGATCAGCCTCACCCGAACGGGTCGTACTCGTGTTTCGCCTGCTGATAGTTCGCGCCGTCATAGCCTGCGCGGGCAGAATGATGCACCGGCAGGGCGTAGGTCAGTGCGAGCGCATCAGCCATGTCTGGGCTGCTGAGGCCGCGTTTCTTCATGTCCTCTTTGCGCTCGAGCTGGATCTCGTTGCGGATGTTGTAACCGTACTCGACGCCGGTCAGGTCGGTCTTCAGATCCTCGTCATCTGGCAGCCGGATGCCTGCCTTGATGGCATCGCGCAAGTTGCCCCACATCTGGGCGCGCATGTTGGCATAGCCCTTCTGCGTCGCCTTGCTGCCGAAGTTGACCTCGATCACGTCGTGCCCGAGCTGGCGCAGGCGATCGACCACCGGCCCGCCGACGCCGCCACCGTCAACCATGATAGCATCTGGCCGCTTCTCGTTGGCAATGCGCGACACTTCAGCTGCCAGCGTCATCGTGTCGATCTGCTGGTAGACGTGGAACCCTTGGCTCTCTGCGTCGCGACCCTGCCGCAGGTAGATCACGCTGCTGTCATCGCCGAACCGTGCGACGTCGACGCCCATGACCAGCGGCTCACTGGGACCGACGAACACCTCGAGATCGATGCACTTCTCGACATCGCCAACGCTGATGAACTGCAGCGATCCAGCGTCTGGGAACATGCCACGCACGCGCACCTTGAAGAAGTCGCTGTCCTCGCCGTAGTCCTTTGCCCATTGGTCAAACAGCTCCTTGTTGGTCTGCTCCACGTCCCGGCTGTCGATGAACCGCCGGATGTAATTGTTGCGAAACCGTCCCACCATGTTCTGGTAGAAGCGCCCGCTGTTCCGCGTCGGGTTGCCGAAGTCGAAGGTCATCGGCTCGCCGTCGGTCAGACCGCCCTCGCGCACCTCGTAGATCCGATCAGGCACGGCTGACGCCTCGTCGAAGATGTAGAACGGGGTCGAGTTGGCGGCGTGCAGGCCTGCGAAGGCCTCGCTGTTCTCCTCGCGGCTGGTCAGCGCGTCGACGCGCCACGTCTCGCGGAAGTCGTTGTGGTACATGTTCAGCGATCCAGCGCCGCTGTTGATCGTGTACCAGTGCTGCGTCAGCCCCATGCCGTGCCACTTGGCAAGCTCCGACCACGTCTTGGTTCGCAGCTGCTCGCCGGTGTTGGCGGTGACCACGCCCTTGGCGAAGGGCCGGGTGTCCATGATCCAACGGATGATCCACGCCACGATGGCGCTGTTGTGGGTGACGATGTAATCATCGGCCAGATACAGCCCATCGGCCCTGTTGACAGTGACGCACATGGTGTCAGCGAGGCCCGCAGGCTCAATGCTGGCTATCCAGCGCTTGATGTAGCGCGGCTCGACTGGCTTGAGGCTGCCCTGCTTCCTCTTGAGCTTAAACAGTGGCAGTTCGGATGGCGTGAGGGAAACCAAATAAAACGGCGCGCCAGTGACCTTTCTGCCATCGGCGTCGGTGTAGCTCTTCCCGACCGGCCCCTTCCAGCGAGCCAATATGCCGAGGCTACGGGCCAGCGCTAACACATCACGCGCGAGCGCCTCGCTCACGCTGCCAAACATGCACGTCCCGCTCTTCTCGACCCAGCCATCGGTGTCCATGAGGCCATGCAAGAGATCGAGCCGCTGCTCAATGGATGCGCTCAGGTACGGCGCAGGCACCCGCACATCGTACGTCGTGCAGGGTGGGAGATGCTTGGAGATACCTAGAACCGTCCGTGTCTCGGCAGGCCCCTGCGATGTGTTCCGGTCGTTGGTGCTGACCTCGTAGCCCCTAGCTCGAATGCGGTCGAAGATCTCCGGGTCCGCACTGGTGATGGCTCCCGTGCCCTTGGTGCCATCGCCAAGCCACAGCCCCATGACGTATGGGTCGAGCGGAAGATCTGCGGCAGGAAACTCGACGGCGGCATACGGAGGTAGCTCCCACTGTTTCGCCGTCGCCTTGCCGTTGGGTCTCAAGACACCGGCATCGAGCAATTGCTTGGTGGACATTACATCCCATCCGTCTTGGTTTTTGCGACGGTGCTTGCGACCGCGCACAGACCATTCGTGGTTCTCGTCAACCACGGTGGAAGACCCATCGGACATGGTTACGCGATAAGTCGGTCGATCATGCCAACGCTGTGTGGCGATGACCTGCACTGGCTTGCCATCAGGCCCGAACAGTAAATCCCCCGCGAGGATTTCTCCCCAGACCTTGAAGCCACTGGGCGTTGGGACGACGCAATCAAGGCGCTGGGCTTTGCCGATGCCGTGGCCAGATGCGGTGCTGAACTGGATGGGGGCGACTGGCTTGGTGCCGTCGAAGCCTCGCGCCCTGACCTCCTCGCCCAGCTCGATCAGCAGATCCTTCTGCCAGTCCTGCGGCCCGGCGCGGCCTCGGAGCTGACCGCTGCCCCACGGATAGCTGACCAGCACATGCCGCAGCGGATATGCGTAGCAGGCTGCCATCTCGTCGGCGATCTGTCGGTTGGCGTCTGCAAGGTCGGTCATTTGATGATCACGCGGGCGGCGCGCTCGTAACGGCCCGTGCCCCAGTTGAAGACCCATGGCTCTGGGTCGGTGCTGCGTTCAAGCCAGAGGACAGGTGGCCCACCGGCGTCGTTCGTCTCGATCATGAGGACGTCATCGTCGATCTCTGGGATATTGATCCACAGATCACGCGAGCGGGTCATAATCGTGCACCGTCTCCGTGATCGACGCCGGGTGACCGCCCGGGCATTGCTCAGGTGCTGTCGACTGCCGCGCCCCGCAGCTGGTGCAGATCTGCTCTGACCCCTGACCCGGCAGCGGCGGGCCCCAGCGGTGTGGTTTGCTAGTGTACGCGGTGTTCGTCATGGTTTTCCTCCAGCTGCTTTGCAGCGAGCGCGCGGCCCTGCTGCAGGCGATCGACCAACGCCGCTCCCTCGAACACATGCACCTCGCCCTCGAGCTTGGTCGGCATGAGCTTCGCCACAAGCGCCAAGAAGCTCTTGGGCTGCGACAGCGCCATCGACATCAGGTAGGCCTCGCCAGCGGTCATCCCCTGCAGCGCGCCTTCGGTGTCGCCATCCTGCAGCCTCTGGCCTGCCAGCTGCAGCGCGTTCTGCACCATCTCGGCGACCTGCATCGGCACGACGTTCTTCGAGCCGGGCTTTCTCCCGCCGCGGTTCAAGCGTCCTTTGCGTGGTTGGTCTCCGGCCATGCTTCCTCGATAGATCAGCAACAGATAATCAGTTTCGAGCCCAGTATGCCGCAATGAGGGCGGCTTCGGCAACCCCATCGTCTGCCTTGTGCTTGAGCAGCTCATCTGCGGCGCTGCCGAACATGATCTTGGCGGCGTCGATGCTGGCCTGCTTGTCGCTGCTCAGCCCCATCGCCTTCTTCCAGCTGGCAGGCGTGACGTAGTGCACCGGCTTGCCGACGCTGAACACCAGCGCCTCGATGCCACCCAGCATCCGCCCGAACTGGAATGAGCTGCTGACGCCCTGCCGCGGCATCGCGTGCACAGCCTCGATCACTGCGACATCGAACGGCACCAGACAATCGCTCCACCACTCGACGACCGCGCGGGCATCGACCTGCTTCTTGCCGCGCAGCTCGACCACCGGCATCCGCGTACCCTTCACCAAGCGCCCGCCGTGCACGATCGCCAGACCACCGGCCTGACCGGGATCGACCCCTAGAATGCGAATGCTGCTCATGCCGTCACCTCGTTAATTTTTGCATGCTTCCCGTACGCTTCGAGTGCCGCAGCGTTGTACGCAGCGGCGGCCTCGTGCTCAGTGTCAAACACCCCCAACCACTGCTGCTTTTTGTCGCTGTAGATGACTGCTGCCCACTGCCCTCGGCAACGTGACACGCCCCTGTAAGCGCTGGTCTTGTTGGACCTCAACCTTGCGTTTTGGGTGTTTTCTTTCTGGGTCACCACCCGCAAATTTTTGATGGCGTTGTTTGATCGGTCACCATCGATGTGATCTATCACGCCATCAGGCCACTGATTGTAATACAGCGCCCAAGCCAGCCTATGTGCCCAGATTGGTGCTCCACGGAAGGATAGCTTGATATATCCCCTTGGATCTCTTGACCCTGCCAGCTCTCCCATCAGCCGGGTCACGTTGTTCGGGTGATGTGACCACCGCAGCTCGCCCGTCGTTGGGCAGTACACGAAAGCGCTCGACGCCTCGCTCAACTCGATGCGCTCCTGACGCTTGAAGTCATAGGTTCCCATACTGTATGATCCTTTCATTCTGTATGTGGTGTGCAGAAGAGCTTAACAGCTCCGAAGGCCTCGGTCGATCTGGAAACTCCTCCCCCAGATGCTGACCGAGGTCTTTGTGTTTTTTGACCATCGAACTTACTCGATCGGAACACCTGCAAGCCGCCCCAAAGTGGGCCTAAGGTGCAAACCGTAAGGCCCCCCTTTAGGGGGGCAGCATTTGCACCTAAATAACCCATTGATTTTATTACATTATGTTGGTGCACAGGTGCAAAACCTAAACGTATGTAAGCCATTGATTTCATTACCTTTCATTGGAACGAGGTGCATGCACCTCTTGCACCTTGCACCTCAGATGCTGACCCTGATCAAGACTTTCAGCCGCTTCGTCGGCGACCGCTTTTCGTCCCAATCCAGCGCCACGAAATGGTTGACCGCACGGGTCTGCGACGCCAGCACCTCGAGCAGTTTTGCACCGCGTCCACGGCTGCGTAGGATCTTGTCCTTGCCGTCATGATCCCAATACTCGACGTGGTTCTCGCGGAAGAACTGATCGATCGCGGTCAGGGTCACAAAGTGCTCGCCCTCGCCCAGCATCGACACCAGCGCGCTTGCCCACGCCACCCGCTGCCCTGCATCCGCCAGCGCCGTGACGCCGCTCAGCGCGTCCTCGAGCTGCTGCTCCGCATCAGACAACGGCACCCACTGCAGCGCGCCGATCGGCTTGCCGCCGGTCTTCACCGGGTGCGACACGAACTGGTAGACCGTGGCAGGCAGCGTCTCGCCTTCCCGCTGCTTGGCGTGCTCGGCGACGATGTACCGACCGATCTGCCCATCGCGTTGCATCTGAAAGAGCTTGCGCCGGTTGTCCTTGGCGTTCTTGCCCACCCGGCACGACGGCGGCAGGTATGGGAACAGCGTGAAGCCCTCGTCCAGCGCCGAGAAGATCGCGCCAGATCCGCGCCATGCGTTGCTGTCACCGCTCAGCGCGTCAGGTGCTTCGCTGCGATCCTTGGGCGTGTGGTGGATGAACATCACGGCAGCACCTGTGTGCTGCGCGATGTACTGGAAGCAGGTGATGATCTGGTCGACGCTCGAAGCGCTGTTCTCTTCCTCGCCGCCCAGCGTGTTGAACGGGTCGAAGATCACCAGCTCGATGTCATCCTTCTTGACCTTGTCGACGATCGCGTCGAGCAGCTCGAGGTCAGGCACCAGCATGCCCTCGTGCTGGCGCAGGAACCGCACGCGGCCTGCATCCTTGCCTCTGACCCATGACCTGCGCCCGCCGACCAGACCATTGGCGTGCATCGCCGCCTTGATCCGCCGCTGCAGATCCTCGCCTTTCTCTTCGTTGGCGAAGTACAGCGTCGACACCGGGCGGTTGGCAGCTGGCAGGCCCATCAGGTCGGTGCGCCCGGTCAGCAGGCATGCGATCAGCAGCGAGATGTAGCGCGTCTTGCCCACGCCGCTCGGGCCAGCGATCGAGATCAGGTCACCCGACGGGATCATGTCGTCGATGATCCAGTCGATGTCTGGCAGCTCTGCCTTCAGCAGCTGGTTGCCGTCGATCGCGACGTACTCGCCATCATCGAGGTTGACCATCGGCATCTCGGGTGCCTTGGAGCGCAGGTAGTGCATGATCGTGCCGCCCCGCATCGGCGTCTTGCCGCTGGCCAGCACCTCCTCCGGGGACGCGGCATTGTCCCACATCTTCTTGGCCTCGTACTCGAGCTTGTCGAGATCCGCGCCTTTGACCTCCCAGCGCCGGCACCAGTCGATCCACGCCTGCCGCGCCCGCTCCTCGTATGGCGTGCCGCAATACTCGAAGTGCAGCGCGTGCCCGATCGCCAGCCAATCCTCGCGGTCATCGATCTGGTTGGGTGCCGAGCGCACGACCTCGATGAGCTTGCCGTCATCCGATCCACGCTTGGCAGCCAGCAGCGCCGCAGCCATCGGGTCGACCTCGACCTGCACCTTGGTTGGGAACCAGTCAGGCAGCTGCGTCGGCGGCTCGTCATTGTCCCATTCGTACGCGCCGTTCTCGAAGCGCGATGGCGGCAGCACCACCACGCCGCGGTGCTTGATGTCGACCGCCTCATAGCCGCCGAACTTGCCCGGGAAGCGCAGGCCTGCATCCTCGAAATAGTGATGCTCGCCGCCCGATGCCGAGCGCACCGTCATGGTCGCGGGGATGTCCCGATCCCAGTTGCATTCTGGCTTGTATGTATCGAGGTCGAGCACGACCAGCCCGTTGGTCTCTGGGCACATGCCGATGTTGTCGTTCGGGTGCTTGTCCCACCACTTCGCGACCTCATCGGCGGTCATCTTCTTCTCTAGGTAGCCTTTGATCGCCGGGATCTTGGTGCCTGCCCGGCACGGAAAAACCCAGAACCCATCCTCTGCCAGCTGTATGGCGGCCTGTTTCAATTCACTCATTTTCCACTCCATCTAGTGTTGACGGAAGGCGCAGGCACGAGATATGGTGGCATTGGAGATACCGCCGGGAGTGCTCGTGCAAGAAACCTCCCTGAACTGGCCCAGCCGCTCACCCGGCTGGGCCTTTTTTCTTGGACCTCCAGCATAGGCGTGGCACCATGTTCTGGTCAATCCGACAAAATTTTTTCTGCACCCCCTTGTCAGATGCTGATCAGCATCATATATCTGTCTCATCAGCAACGGGCCGCAGGCCCCGCCACACCACACAGGAGACACTGACCATGGACCTCAACAGCATCCCCCTCGCCGCCCGCTTCGAGAGCCGCGGCATCCAGTTCGCCCGCATCGCCCGCACCGAGCGCGAGCAGGTGCGCAACCACTCCGCAGCCTTCGGCGTCTTCGATGCCAAGGGCCGCGAGATCGGCCATGCCTACTACATCGACCGCGAGTTCCACGTCATCGACGCCGACGGCAATACGCTTGGTGAACTGAGCCACCTTGACCTGCTGCTCGAGGAGAGCTTCAAGGTCTACCCGCAAGGCCTGCGCGACGGTGCCAAGTTCGGCGCGCTGCCGACCGCCAGCTACAAGCGGTTCAAGACGCTGGTCGAGGCAGAGGCCTACGCCGACAAAGTCATCGCCCGCGCCGAGCGCAACGCAGTCAAGAAGGCCTCGGCATAAGCCGGGGCCACCCAACACACCACAGGAGACCACACCATGCGCTTCAAAATGTACAAGAACGTCGACGGCGGCACCTCGATGATCAGCCAAGACAACGCCTTCGCCGAGATCCGCGAGCTGGGCCACAACTTCGCCATCGCGCTGGCTGAGCGCGGGCACGACACCAAGGAGAGCGACCTGATGAGTGGGCTCGCCGCCTACCACATGCTTAAGCTCGAGGGCGAGAGCCCGCGCCTTGACGCCGCGCACAAGATGGTCATGCGCGACATCACCGACATCATGTTCGAGCGCGCGCGTGCTGCCGCCGGAGCTTGAGGCGGAGCTGGCAAGGCTGGGGGTCAAGCGGCCCCCGCCACCGCCTCAGCCGCAAACGAAATATCCAAAACCATGGGTGCCCACATACCCGGGCGAAGCCCCACCATTCTGAGGAGACCAACATGAAATACCGCATCCGAGACATCATCGCCGACTTGATTGGCGTCATCTCCATCTTCGGCACAGGCTACATCCTGCTGCTGATTGGCTACGGGCTGGGGTTGTGATCATGGCTGAGCTACGCGAACTGACTGGACCGTTTGACCTGTGGGCGCGCGACGCCATGCCCGGGTCCAAGATCATCTACCACACCGGAGAGTACGCAGGGGGGCCGGTGTGCAGACAGGCCATGGACGCAGCCGACGCGGGTCTGGTACTGTTGGTGAGAAAGCGGGCCGACAAGCCCAAGCAATTTCACTACATCGCTGTGAGGGCAAAGGGAAATGGGCGTAAAGGATAAGATCATGGCGCACCTGCGCGACATCAAGATCGCCGAGCGGGTGCCAGAGATCTCGCAGGCGATCGGCGAGAATGAGCGAGCGGTGCAGGACGCGTTGTTCGAGCTCGATGACGCCGACATGGTCATCATGCGCAACGGCTGGTACCTCGCCAGCCACAAAGGGATGCAGGTATGATCACGAACGGCAAAGGCCTGCTGCACGAGGCACCGATCGACGACATGATCGACCACAAGGCGCGTGAGCATGGCGTCAGCTACGGCCTGTCCGAAGCAGGGTATGACATCCGCATCAAGCAGGAGCGGTTCCTCAGCGAGGATGCCCGGTTCTCTCTGGCCAGCACGGTCGAGCGCTTCAACATGCCCAAGACGCTGGTAGGCGTCGTGCATGACAAGTCGACGTGGGCACGCCGCGGGCTGTCGGTGTTCAACACCGTGATCGAACCCGGCTGGCACGGATGGTTGACGCTCGAGCTGGTCTACCACGGTCACGGCACGCTCCACATCCCAGCGGGTGCAGGCATCGCGCAGGTGCTGTTCCACCACCTCGAGTGGCCCGCCGATTACGGCGACGGAAAATACCAGAGCCAAGAAAATGAACCGGTCGGCCCGATCACCGCTTGACGGGCCGTCCATCAGCATCATATGATGCGACCTGTACCCGCACTGGGTGCCGTATGACGTAGAGAAGTAGGACACACACCACATGAAACTGCTCCCCCACCAGATTGATGACGCCAAGTTCTTGGCGTCACGCAAGATCGCCGGCTGCTTCAATGGCATGGGCACCGGCAAGACCCTGACCGCCCTGCAGGCCACCATCGAGGCCGAGGTGCTGCGCGCCGTGATCATCGGCCCTCCCATCTCGCTCCGCATGTGGGCGCAGGAGGCCGCCAACTGGACCGGCGCAAAGGTCCAGATCCTTTCCAAGGGCTCGACGCCGATTGATCGCGACCCCGAGGTCGAGATCTTGATCTGCTCGTACGAGATCGCGACCAAGCGCCAGCACGAGCTGATGGCGTGGGCCCGCGAGCCGCTCAATGGCATGCGCACCGCCCTGATCTGCGACGAGAGCCACGCGCTGAAGAGCACCAAGGCCAAGCGCACCAAGGCGATCCTCGGTCGCGGCGGCATGTGCGAGGCGTTCGAGCACACATGGCTGCTCACCGGCTCGCCCATGACCCGCTGGGCTGACGACATGATCCCCTTCCTGTTCCGCGCCGCGCCGCAGGAGATCAAGAAGAAGATCGGCGCGCTGAGCATCGAGCGGTACAACCTGCGTTACTGCATCACGCAGAAGCGCTCGTTCCCCGGATCTCGCAGGCCTGTGATCATGACGGTTGGGTCGCGCAACTTGGACGAACTTGGAGCCATTCTTGCAACTTGCGCGACCCGCCGCACGCTGGACGACGTGTGGGAGAGCATGCCCTCACTCACACATACCAGATTGGCGGTCGAAGTGTCGGGCATCGCCGCGATAAATCGTGCGATCGAGAAGATGACGATGGCCGAGATCGAGCAGGCATTGGCTGACAAGGAAGAGAACCTCGCCACCATGCGCCGCGAGCTGGGCCTGTCGATGATCCCCGAGGCGTCCGACTTTATCTGGCAGCGCGCCGATGCCGAGCAAGGCGCAATCCTCGTCGGTGCTTGGCACCGGGAGGTCATCGACGGGCTGGTCGATCTGCTGCACGTCAAGGAGCTGCGCGTCGCCAAGCTCGACGGGCGCACCTCTGCCGCGATGAAGACCGAGATCCAGCGCCAGTTCAACGATGGCGAGCTCGACGTTCTGGTCGGGCAGATCGCAGCCATGGGCGTCAGCCTCAACCTGCAGCGCGGTGGCAACAGCATCGTCGTGGTCGAGGAAGACTGGTCCTACGAAATTATGTCGCAGTTCTACGCGAGGCTGCACCGCATGGGTCAGGGCAAGCCGGTTCACGTCGACACGCTCTATGTCGACAACAAGCTTGCCAAGGCGGTGCACGCCATCAGCCAAGCCAAGAAGCGCGCAGCAGAGCACACGCGCGCAGCACATCAGGAGGCGATCAATGCCGGCACCAATTAAAGACGTGAAAGCATGGGTGAAGCAGCGCACGACCGTAGACGAAAATGGCTGCTGGATCTGGCAAGGGGCGACCTTCCACTTCGGTCACGCCAAGGTATTCTGGGGCGGCAAGCACCTCAAAGGGCACCGTATCGCTTACGAGGCCTTTGTCGGCCCCATCCCCGACGGGTTGGTTATGCGTCACACTTGTGATGTGCCGGGCTGTTTGAACCCAGATCACCTTATGGTCGGCACGCAAGCGGACAACCGGCGTGACTGCGTCGAGCGCGGGCGGCACGCCACTGGGTCTCGGGTCCACACATCAAAGCTGACAGAAGACCAGCGCGAGTTCATCGCTTGGTCAACTGCACCAACAGCAGAACTTGCTCGGCGCTATGGCGTCCATGCATCTACCGTTCGGCGCGTCAAGCGCCGCGCCCACACCGCAACCGCAACAGCCCATCAGGAGGCAGCACAATGAACATCAATTACGAACTGCAATGCGCGGATCTCGAGGCGCAGAACGCCAAGCTCCGCGCCGAGATCGACAACCTGCAGGCCCCACGGCCTGCACCCACCATCGTTGACATCATCGGGCCGGAGGCGTTCGACCGGATGGTCGAGCTTTATCCATCGTTCCGCGAGAGCGGCACACCGACACGTCCGACCGATGCCGCGTCCGAGGTGCTGTGGTCAGCCGTCCGCATGATGAGCCGCATGGAAGTACAGCGCGAAGACGCAATGCAGCGCAGCATCCAAGCGACATCGGATTACAGCGACGTGTACGCGAAGCTCGAGCGCGCCACCAATGCGCTGGCAGAATACGCCATGCGCGCAGTCGAGGAGTATGACGTATGATCCAGGATCTGGTATTGCATGGCGCTCAGGCGCTTGATGACGACGAGGGTTTTGGCATTGATCGCTCGAAATATCTGAACGCCTCGAGCGCTGACAGCTGCATCCGCAAGCAATGGTTTGAGCGCAACCTTCCGCCTGTCGAGCAGGACTGGGGTTTTGCCCGTCGCGGCAAGCAGGGCGAGCTCTACCTTGTCGACTGTCTGCTGGCGTCGGGCGCTGAGCTGGCATACTGCGGCGACGATCAGGTCTCGATCATCAGCGAAGAGCATCGCATCAGCGCCACGCCTGACGGATATATGTCGACCGACAAGGGCTGGATCGGCATGGAGTTCAAGACGATCGACCCGCGCACCAACCGCAACTACCTGCCCCGGCAGGACCACATCACGCAGTTGCAGATCGGCATGGAGCTGGCGCACCTGCAGGATGATGAGTTCCCGCAGCCGGTGTCTGGCAAGTTGATCTACATGGATGCGTCGAACTACAACGACATCCTCGAGTTTGACGTACCGCGTGATCGTGACATCCTCGATCGGCTGGCACCGCGCGCCAAGAAGATGCTCAACGCCAAGAGCGCCGACCGCCTCGACCGCGAGGGCAAGCGCGATGGTCAGTGCAAGAAGTATGGCGGCTGCCCATTCGCGGTGCAGTGCGGTATCGAGATCGATGGCGAGGCCACCGTCAGCCGCGGCAACCGTGGATCTGGCCTTGACGCTGCTGTGCAGGCCTATGTGCTGGCCAAGGCCGATGAGGCTGACGCCAAGGCGCGCAAGGATGACGCAGCAGAAAGCATCAAGACCGAGCTGAAGGCGCGCAACGCCTCGCAGCTAATGGTTGGCAACCACAAGGTCGAACTAACACCAGTCGCCGGGCGTCGCTCATACGACTGGAAAGAGATGGAGAAGGCTGGGATTGACCTCAGCCCCTTCATGAAGGTGGGTAAGGCAAGCGAACGCCTGACCATCGAGTGAGGCCCAGACAGCCTCTGTTGAAACGTGCAACGTAGAAAAGGAGCACAACATGTCTACATCTCTCGCAGCATACGCCAAGGGCGGTAACCTCCCCACCCTCGACAAGAACGCAATGGCAAAGGCGCTCGCCTCCGCCGGCGCAGAAGAAAGCACCGGCTCTGCCAGTGACGGCCTCGAGTACGTCTCGTTCTCCGGCAAGACCGGGTCGATCACCTTCGGTCGTGATCGTGACGACCTCCCGCAGGACGAGCTGTTCCTGATGGAGCCGCGCTCCGCCTTCCGTGGCTGGATCTGCTGGAAGGACAACAAGCCGGTGGCCCGTCACCAGTGGTCGATCTACCAGTCCGACATGGCGATCCCCGAGCGCGAGCTCGAGGACAAGGGCCCCTACGCCCGCGCGCAGGACGGCTGGCAGTCGATGCTTGGTTTCGGCTTCATGTCCGAGGATGGCGAGGTGCAGTACTCGTTCAGCACCAACAGCACCAGCGGCAAGAACGCTGTGGCTGATCTGTTCGACGAGATCGCACAGCGCACAATCCGCGGCGAGCCGAACTTCCCGCTGTTCTACTTCAGCCGCGAAAAGTTCCAAGCTCAGGGCGAGTGGAACTTCAAGCCGAAGTTCGACATCGAGGAGTGGATCACCGAGGAAGAGGCAGCCGCCATGCTTGGCGGTGAAGCCGAGGCAGAGGCCGAGCCGGAGCAGATCGCCGAGCCAGAGCCCGAGCCGGAAGAGGTCAAGCCAGCACGCACCCGGCGCGCACGCCGCGCTTGACAACGGGGCGGGCCTTCGGGCCCGCCTCTCCACACCACGGGAGGCCCACATGGAATACCAGATGATCACGACCGAGGACGAGCTGAACGATCTGCTCGACCAGATCAGCACCGACCACGCCGCGCTAGACTTCGAGACCACCGGCCTGCGCCCGCAGGAGAGCGAGGTCAGGCTGGCGCAGATCTGCAACGACAAGGTCTGGGCGGTCATCGACTTCTGGGCGCTCGAGGGCGGATCGTTCGCCCCCTATGCCGAGTGGTTCGAGGATGGCACATGGATCGCCTTCAATGCAGGGTTCGAGTACCAGTGGTTCGACGCTGCCGACGCGCAGCACGTCAAGGTCATCGAGGTGGCGCACGCCCGTCGTGCCCGCATGGGCGGCGATCAGATGTCGCTGGCGCTGATGCTCAAGGCGGATCTGCAGTACGAGATGCCGAAGGACCAGCAGATCTCGAACTGGGCAGCCAAGGAGCTCAGCGCAGAGCAGCTCCAGTACGCCGCAGACGACGCGCTGTGGACGTGGAAGCTCTGGAAGCACTGGCAGGCCAAGCTCGATGAGCACCCGTCTGCACGGCAGGCACAGGCCATGTTCGACGCGCTGATCGTGCCGGTCCACGAGATGCGCGAGACCGGCCTGTTGCTGGATCAGGCGCGCCACCGTGAGCTGGTCGAGCGGTGGGAAAGCAAGAGGGTGGTGTACGAGACCGCGATCCGCGAGCTGGTCAGCGAAGACGAGGTCAGCAACATCCAGTCGCGCAAGCAGTGGTCGGATTACTTCGGCCAGATCCTGCCTGACGAATACCTTGCCCACTGGCCCCGCACCGAAAAGGCAGGCCAGCTCGAGATCAAGACCGCGACCTGCAAGGAGATGGCGGCGCTCGCTGGTGGCGAGGGGCCGCTGGCTGACGTCCTGTTCAACATCGCCGACCTGACCACGATCAACCAGTATTTGTCGAACTTCGGCAACAAGCTGATCACGATGGCGCAGAACGCCAGCGACGGTAGGCTGCACCCGTCCTACAACATCGCCCGCGCCGTGACCGGGCGGTTCTCGAGCTCGTCGCCAAATGCGCAGCAGTTCCCGCGTGATCGCGAGCTGCTGGGCGACTTCACTAGCGTGCGGCTGTCGTTCATCGCGCCGCCCAAGAAGCGGCTGGTGTCGCTCGACTACAGCGGCATCGAGCTCAAGGTGCTGGCGCTGCTGGCAGAGGACGACCAGCTGCTCTACGACTGCGTGCACGGCGACCTGCACAGCGAGGTCGGGTCGTACATGGCAGGGCACAAGATCGACAAGAAGACGCCAGAGGGCAAAGAGATCCGGTCGAAGGCCAAGGGCGTGTCGTTCGGCATCATCTATGGGTCAGGCGCGATGGGCCTGTCGGACACGCTGCGTACCTCGATTACCCGGGCGCAGGAGCTTATCGACTTCTGGGCCGACCGCTACCCCAAGGCCTTCGGCCTTCGCAACACGATGATGAACCACGCCCTTGGAGACGGCTTCCTGCCGATGGTCGACGGCGGCACGATCTATCTGGGCAAGAAGCCCGCGCTGCCAAAGTGCGCGAACTACCCTGTGCAGCGCGCGGCGCTCAGCGTCATGGCGCGCGCGATCATCCGGCACCGGGAGCGCCTGCAGGACGCCGCCGATCGGGGCCGGCACATGGGCACGCGGATGGTCGCCAGCATCCACGACGCCTTGATCGACGAGGCCCTGATCGATGACGCGCCCGAGGCCTTGCGCTGGATGAAGGACGACATGGTGCAGGGTTACCTCGACATCTTCCCGGGCGCGCCGACCGACGCTCTGGTCGAAGGCGGCACCGGCCCGTCATGGGGCGAACTTGAGGACGAAGAGGTGTAGCACTTGACAGCTGCTGATCAGCATCTTATCTCTAGGGCACACACCACAGGAGACCTCGACCATGACCCACCCGCACCTGATCGCCACCGCCGCCGACGCCCAGCAGTTTGTTCTGGGCGGTCGCGCGCGCTTCACGCTCGTGTCCAAGCAGGCGATCCTCGACGAGTGCCAGTTCAAGGGCGCGATCTCCGACTTCCACGCGATCAAGGACAAGCTGAAGAAGTACCCGGAGAAAACCACGGATGTGCATTTGTATACCAAGAGTATCAAAGGTAAGCTGCTGATTGATCGAGTGTACGCTGCTATGATTGAGTCAAGCATTGACTGTAGTGTCCACATTAAGAACTCCCCTGTAGATGTTCAGAAGAGGATCGATTGTCTTATGTGCACACCTACGAATAACAAGTTGTTCCACCCCAATGTGGACGTCGATATGAAGATGAATAACCCGTGTCATCGCCCGACGACATCGAGCGTGAAAGCTGAACAGATAGTGTACCAGGGGAAGAAGTATTATTACACTAAAGCTCATGACGGGACGATATCTATCTACGAGTACAAAAAAAAGTTGGACATGTACACCGAGCT